AGTTTCTATCAGACTCAATCAGATCTGAATAAATTTAATAAATTCCTTCCATTTGACTCAATCTCATCTGAATAAACTCTATTAATTCCTATTTTTTTATTGGTCTAAAGTTTTTTTTTATTTACAAAATAATGAATATTCTTTTAGTATTCCGTGGCGAGAATCTACGATTTCGTAATGATACAGTAAAAATTTATAATAATGGTAGTGATTGGTTGGATATTAGACGTTGTATACCTAACAATAAAGTTCGTATTATTGAGTCTTTGCGCTCAGCAGGAAATACTGTTGATATTATGTTCTGTACATATGAATCAGAGCACTTAACTGATTTTGTCAACGCATATGTACCAAAGTATATACATCTATTTGAGCATAGTAAACTATATAATGCACATCATGTAAGTGTTAGCAATACTCTTAATTCTATATTACCTGTACATACACAATATGATCGTATTATATTATTAAGATTTGATTTATTATATAAAAAGAATATATTGGATTGGCCCATTTGGGATAAAAATGGAGTCATAATACCTTGGAAAGTGGAATCAGATGAAGCATATGAACGTAGAAAGTGGTGCAATGATCATATTATTATAATTGATTCAACATATTTTCCAACTTTTAATTCTGTCTTTCAAAATTCATTTAAGAATTACAATGGTGTTACATCTGGAATTCATTTTATCACAGATGAACTTTACAAAAATGGCACGGTCCCATTTTACTTTATGGAACGAATAGTCTGGTCTGGAGATAGCAACTCAACAGACACTAGTGACCCTATGAAGTGTAATCCATATACAATTAATTCACTTTATCCATACGCATTTTCTGATTTACATCTTACATATGTCTAGATGTATTACTTAAAACCAATATTGTCTTTTATAGTAAATGACAATATTGTTTAGTCTTTCTGCTGGAAGAAATACGGTATGTACTATAAAAAGATGTTTAAACGTTTTAAAGTATAATCCTAATGATATTCTAATTGTTAATTGCGATGTAGGTATTGATAAAATTTCATTAGAAACAAGCTTATCAGAATATATCAATACGCGTTTTTATATTAATCCAATTCCAAGAACACCTAATAGATTTCGTCACAATATTCTTGAAGCACATTGTGTAAATTATACATATATACGTGATAAGAATATTGTATTTGATACTATTTATTTAATATCAGATCAAGATATGTTTTTTAAATACGGATTGTCTAAACTAGTAAAGAATTATCACGCTGGATTTCTTATCTGTTCTAATTATATTAAACCTACCAATTATAAACAAATAGGATTTGCAGGTGATTTTTATATAAATCAAAAGAAAGATCCGTTTTGTATCTATGGAATTTTAGAAAATAAACAAATTACTCGTGTTGTATCGGAACAGATTGAAGGATCCTTTTATTGTAGAATGTTATTTGAAAAAATGCTACAGTACTTGGAGTCTTTTCCTATTCATTATAGTAAAATAGAAGCGGCAAATTGTGAAGAATTTGTATTTGGAAATCTATATATTAACATATTTCAAGATGAATTCCCTATTCACTTACCCATTTCAACTATCTTTCGTCATGACACAATTATAGATTGTCCTGATGAACTATTTAATATTATAACAAGACAAAAAGAGAGACAGTCAATGATCTCAAGTAACGCATACGAATCATTTCATATGTATACGTATGGAATAAAAAGGGTAAAGTATCAAGAGAACCTTGATCAAAAGGTAGATGACATTATCAGTAAAGCAAAGGTATACCTTAGAGAAGTAGGTGCAGATAATTCATTAGATATAAACCCAGAGTAACTATAAAAAATATATGAATTCAACCCAACAACTTACACAGTTTATTATATCAAATACACCGTGTATCTTTGTAAAATATGGAGATGGTGAATTTGCTGCTGCCAATTATAGTCAAGGCGCTAATTGCGATGGTACATCTTATTCTGTACAACTAGGAAATTCATTAAGACATTCATTTGAATATATTACAAATCAACCTAACGCCCTTATTGGTGCTTGGCATTCAGCATCTACCTTACCTTTTTGGGAGAATCTTACACAAAAAAAAGTGAATTGGGTAAATTACCATACCATTTTAATTGATACGATTGAGAATTTTGATAAACTCTTACTTTTAAAATCAATTAAAGAAACACAAAGAAAAAAAATCTATGTAGCAAATCCATTATTAAGGAAGGCAACAGTTTTACTAAATATAGATACACATGTTAAAATTGCCTATTCGGACTGGTTTTATACTTCATTTGAAGAAACATTTGAGGCTGTAAAAAAAGAGATTCTAGAAGATTCAAATACTATGATCCTTTTTTCGGCAGGAATGGGTGCTAAGTACTTAATTTCTAGACTTCATATGGAATTTCCTAATGTAATTTATATTGATGTAGGAAGTGGGCTTGATCATATTTGCACTAAAAAAGATACACGAGGTTATAGTCCACCCTATGATGATTTATGTTCATACCTTCAACCCATTTTACCAGAAAACTGGGAGTCAGACCAATATAGTTCTCTTTATTCAGATGCTAGGACAAATCTTGGTAAACATATGCCAAATTAGTAAATTACAAAGCCACCATGATTATCAATATTTGTAAGAATACCTAGGTGATCTATCTCTATTGACTTTCCTATTAAGTTATGATAATTTAGAAATAATTGTAGTACTTCTTCAATATTATGTCCTTCTGCAAGAAGAGCAGGCACATTACTATAGAACAATTTAAAATACTTATAACGCATAGCATAAAGAAAAGAGTACTGTTGATTTATTTGAGACTTACAGAATATAGAAGCTATTGATAGATGTGACTGAGTTTCCTTTACCAAATTTACAAATGTATCATCAATTAATAAATATCGACCCGATACTTTGATTACAAATGTATCATCTGAAATACTGCTTGAATTAATTGATTGAAGTAATAGTTGAATTGCCATATATTCTTTTAATGATTTTGTATGAGCCTGTATATCTCCAGATGATATTTTAAGTAAATGATTAAATGGAAATTTATCAAAAGGAGCACTTTTACTATTATAGATTGTACTACACTCGCTTAGTACTCCATAAACTGGAATATTATAAGAAAAAATCTTATGAAGGGAGAACATATACTCAACATATCGCTCAATATATGGTTCAATATCTGCGCCTGTGGTAATGAAAATAATCGGATTCATTAATATATGTATAGCTAACATTATTTAAACAGGCATCTTGGTCTACTATAAAGTATGAAGATTCTACAAATTGGATCTTCTCATCCGCGAAATCAAGAATTTTTTCAACGTATTTGTCATAAGCTAGGACACGAATATGAACAATCTGGATGGTTTAATTGTTCTGATAGAGGATATGATTTAATCTGGTCACCTGGTCAATGGTTTAATCCTGATCGATTCCCCAATTCAAAAATTTTATATGGGCCTCAATTCTGGGTATTTCCAAATTCTACTCATCCTATGTTTTCTGAAGCTCGTAAAGAACACGGTAACCGCTGTATATTTACTTGCTTATCACCTTGGGTTCAGAAACTGTACCACGAGTTTATGGATATTTCTGTATCTAAGATTCCGTTCATACCTTTACCCTTTGGTGTTGATATTCCACCCTTTGTAGAAAAGGGTGAATGTGAATTGGACTGTATTCTCTATTTTAAGAATCGGCACCCAGATTTGCTGCGATTTGCCACTGAATTTCTACAAATGAAGGGTCTCAGATTTAGAGTATTTATATATGGCTCCTATACATTAGCTGATTATTGTCAAACTCTGAAGAAATCGAAATTTGTAATCTGGATAGGCACTCACGAATCTCAAGGATTTGGTATAGGAGAGTGTATGGCATCTAATACTCCCCTGTATATCTATAGTGTAATCTCTATGAAAGAAGAATATTCTGATCAGAAGTTTGTATATGAAGAATATACTGAATCATTACATGCTGTTACTGCATCTTATTGGGATCCATCGTGTGGTGAACTTGTATTATCACAAGATGAATTTTGTAGTCGATTTGAAGATTTTATTGCGAAGTTAGATCAGTACAGACCTTGGGAGTTTGTTAATAAAACACTTTCTGATGAAGTATGTTTTAAGAGAATTTGTGATGCTTTTGGTATAGAAAATGCTTGAATTTTATACGGTACACCTCTAGAACGCCTCGAGCCAAGGTGCCCTCTCATCCTGCGGCAACTCCACCTCATCCATTAACTCCGTTGCGAGCTTAATTTTTTCTTCAGTTGATAAATCCTTTCTAGATAAGTTCGCAATCTGCTCTTGAAAGTACTGCTTGCTCGATGATGGTGGCTTGATCGTCTCATCAAAGCCAACAAGCACATTCGCCAGACGGCTCAAATGACCCTGTGCACACATTCCAACAGACTCATAACACTCCTCCCAAAGCCGCTTTGTAAGTTCAAGACGAATGTCACCCTCATACGTCTTAATCTTGGCCCAGATTCCTCGTAAAGCCTTTCGATACTCAAAATCTCCCTTCTTAATAACCGTGCGGCACTTACCCCACTTTTGCATATCTTCATAAACCGGTGACAGAAGTTCGATTGACTCAGGAATCGTAGTAATCCAAGCATTAATTATCTCATCTAGAGTGTTTTGACCCTTAGGAATCACTGTTTTGCGAATAATCGTAATGCCATCATTGGTCTGATTGACAACTGCTTGAGTGTGAACATTCTGACCATCCTGAGCAAGGCCAGCAAGCCCATCCTTCTTGATTACTTTCTTATTTTCAAACTCCTCTGTGATCCACAGATCGAGAAGACCATAGAGTCTCTTACGAACCTCATAGAATGCCAAGAACTGTACCTCATACTCTAACCAATGCAGTTTATAGTTTTCATCTGCTGCACGCCTTCGAATCCAATTACCCTTCTTAAGTAAGTAAAGATAATCATAGACTTCCTTCTCAAAATCATTCGCAAGCTTCAGTCCAAAGTGAGGATTCTTATTTGGATTAAGATCCTTGCTCTCAAGAACTTCATCCACATATTGCCAAATTACAGACATTAAGGAATCATAACTTTCATTGTTCACCCACTTTGATGAAATTATAGGAAGATATTTGTCTTTAAGATTCTTAGAAGGCATACTATACTTACATACCTTTTTAAAAGGCGTTGATTGCGATCAATTTTTACGTTTAAATACTAGTTGATAGTTATAAGAAACAACGTTTAAAATGGGATATAGAGTTTATATTCTATGTCCCATTTTTTTATCTACGCTTCAGGCAACACTGAATCGGCAATACCTTGATAAATTAAGTCGCGAATACAAGGCTACGAAAGTATATTATAGTGAACTATCTCATAGTTTTCTGTATGCTGTTGAGATTGATAGTAAGTCAGCAGTTACCTTAATTAATTCTCTTCCTAGCCCATTTTCCGTACTGTACATTCATTACGGCAATACTTTACTCTATGTTAATATTCCTATTTACAGAAAATCATTTCCTTGCAGATCACGAAATCCGGTAGAGGTTGAATTATTCTGGGCTGCGACTCGCTGTCAAAGACAATCGCTCATAGGATCTAATTCTCACGAACATAGAGCGCATCACCCCAACTTGCACCTGTCATATTAATCTGAATACGAACAAATCCATGCTCCTGTAAAAATAGATCAACATCCTTCAATTCTCCACATCCCTCATAAACCTGAGCTGTATTTACTTCCGTATAAATTGCATCCGCATAATTAATATATTCACCCATACTCTTCAGCACATCAAGTTCCTTTCCCTGAATATCTAGATTCCAAAAATTACACTCCTGAATAGGCACTCTATTCTTTTCAATATATTTTTTTCCAGTCTGAGTCATAACCTTCCGATTCTCAGTAATATAAATATGAGGATAATGATTCTTATGTGTTCCAAGAGGTAGGATACTAGATGACTGTCCATTGTTTGTGATATGAAACTCAACTTCCTTTTCCTCATTATCTAGAGCAGCGCAGACTACATTAGGAATACCCTTAGCATTCATCTGATCAACCTTCTCCTGAATCGCATCAACCCAGTAGACCTTTGATCTCTCAATTCCCTCATTTTCATATGCCTCTAGTTCCTCGCATTCGTGAGCGCCAATATGAAGAATACCTCTTGTTATCTTTCCATAATGTTGTATTGCTACACTACAATATGAAAAGGGAATTAACATTGCGATCTCTACCTATTTTTATCTTCTTAGTCTTTAGACAGAAAGACTAATATGGTAATTACTCAGTACCTTTTTGCACTCTATATGTCATCAATTGATGCAATCATACTAACTCTTTTAAAAGCACACAAAATGGGAATGATAGAAGGCTGGTGGGTGTTTCCGCTATCCTTCATTACATATGGATTTCAATCAATTGTCTTTTATTTTGGATTAAGCTTCAGTTCTATGACTGTTCTTAACGTCATATGGGATGTAATTAGTGATGTTATTGTAACCTTAATTGGCGTCTTGTATTTTGGAGAGTCTCTCAATACAATGCAATGTATTGGTTTAGCACTTTCATTGACAGGTATAACATTAATGGGTGCTCATAGTGAAGTGCCTACAGAAACAAAAAAAGAGACTGAAAAATAAATTAAGTTTTTTGTTAGAATTTATAAGAGTTATACTTGATTTAGCAACCGTTATCAAAGAACTCGTGACGCTGGTTGTTGAGCAGGTGCGAGAAGTACTCACCTACACGAGTACTGTTCTCCTGGGTATGCTGAATCTCCTGAGTATCCTGGTAACGAGACTGGCGAGTCAGACGGCTCGAACGGCGGGGGGCCGCAGGAGGCTCTACAGATGTGGCATATGCAGAACGCTGCGGGGTCGCAGTAACAGGAAGAGACGATGTCTGCGGATAACTCACTGAGGGAGTAACCTTAGTGACATCCTCAACCAGATCAAGGCCAAGGTTCAGTAGATCCTGAAGATGCTCACGGACATACAGATCCTTTAGTGAGGCGCCAGTAAACAGAACCCGCGGCATCAGAGGTACATTGACCTGAATGCTCTCGTAGCCATCATCATCCAGGCTCAAGTTCTTCAGAAGATGATAGAGATACTTCATCACTGTATCCTTAGTGGTACCCTCAAGGCGATGAGTCACCTTATCACCCTGATTCATATCCTTCATCGTCACCTCAAACTCATTCAGATCAAGATTCTTACGAATCGTAATCTGGTCATCGAGAGATGAATCATTCGACTTCTTGATCAGAACAATCTGGAGGTTGCAAGAGGTGTATGTAGTGACCGTCATTCTAGCTATACTAAAAATAAGGTGCTACAAGCGTTCAATTTTTGTTCGCGATTTTTTTTAAACACTTACCACTCCTGATAGAAGCACCCGTTGTCATAAGTGAAGTACTCCTGAATAGTATCCTTATTATCCACTTCAACCTTATAAGTCTTATCTTGAATTGTAATTTTACACGTCCATTTCTTACCTGGTGTTACTTCCTGCAGGTTCTCCTTAATCTCCTGTACAAGAGTTTCTTCTAGAAAGACAAGAGAATTGTGATCTACCTTGGCGCTGTATGAATCACGAGGGAACCAAAACTCTGGAAGGAAATCAGGGCCTACACGAAAGCACGGTGGAACTGAGCCATAGTCATCAATCTCAGTGTAAGGAAAGACAACCCCCTGATCCTCGTGCCAGAAGAGAAGGTTCTCATTCCTGTATCCACGCTCTTGGAGCCACCAGAGAATATCACCGTGCTGCACCTTCAAATTATAGGTCTTCACTGCTAAATTAGCCCAGTACTTGAGTTCATCGCTATGCAACTCAAGCCAATCTGGCTTTACCTTCTTGTACAAGGCAATATCCTGACTACGATACCCAGGAAGATCCTTAATCCCCTTCAGATAAAGCCGCTCTAGCATTTCAGCACGAATAATCGGTTCAGTCATCTTAGATGAGTATACTGATTATTTACTTCTAGAAAAGTTCAATTTTTACTTGTATTATTAATAAGAGAAGAGTGTAGTCGCACGGCCTCCGTAAATACGCAGAATATTGTATGTCTGCGCATAAATGTGTGTTATATACCGATTTGTAAAGTCATCATTGATATTCTGTGTTTGACCGTGAAATGCTAGAGCGAGCTGTGTATGCTGGACCTTATCCAAATTTGCTTCACCTGCCGGCAATGAAATTGGTCTTAATCCATTCTGTAAACCAAATGGCAGATTGTAAAAATATCGGTTGACCCAAGGAGCCTTGCGCTGCTCCATAGAAGGAATCAGTGATCTAAAAAGCGCAACATTCTCAGTGCTGTATCGCGTCAGAGTTTCCTCATAGGTTAAGGAGAGCCACCGAATCGGCTCCGAATCTCTCGTTGAAAATCCAGGTCTTAACGAAGGTCCATAAAATCGTTGATCTAGACCACTCGCATCAGGCCACCACGGACCATTCGGATACAGATTATTACTAAGATCACGAGTCGCTAAAAATGGGGCATTATAGGATGGAGCCTCATATCGATTACAGTAAAAAAAGAGATCCCGTGTCGGATTTGGTACGAATAATTGTGTTCTCATAAAGGTATTGGATTGGTTGTCAACAGGATCAAATTCATAATGCTGCACAATCGGTGTCTGAATATCTGCGATTCTAAATCTGTTTGCCTCAGGCTTGTCGAGATAGATATACTCAACCAGCAGATAGGCTTCAGGTATTGTCATTTGCGTTGGCATTGAGACTCCTGGAATTTCAGTAACAAGCGGCTGGCTATACAAGGTCGGATTCAATCCACCGAGTACATAGCCACTCGCACTTGTTTTATAAAACTTAGCACCTTCAAGCGGCCATAGATTTCCTCCCGCAACGACTGAATTTGCCTGAGGATTCACTAAAGATGAAGCAATAATAGATGGAATTGGCTGACCATTATAAGTCGTATTCAAATTCTGAAGACGTGAATTTGTATAATACAAGGCGTTTATAGGATTGTAAGAAATTGTGATTCGCACCTCATCCACCGACAATGCATCAATGGGTAAAGCTGATGCAGGATCATCACGACAAAACCAAAAAGGAAGAGGTGTTACAACTTTCTGTGATGTTGTATTGACACCAAAACTCTGCTGATTAAATCCATTATCAGCTCTACAGAGCTGCCGATTTGCTTCAACTACCTTTTCAATCGGTGTCTGAAACTCATCTATGATTTCCATTAAGGCACCTGGAATTGCATCAAGCAAAGATCCACCAATTGAAAGACTAGCCTCATTAATCAGTGCGTGACCCAAACTATTCGTCCAGCTAAAATAAGGACCAGCAAACGTAGAGCCTGCCGCTACTGCAGCAGCCTTTGCTTTCAATTGCTGCGTAGATATATCAGGCATCATCGTCACCAAGTAGACACGACCAATTAATTCTCCGTGAACAGGAAGACGAGCCACAGCAGACGTTCCAAAATTAGGGAGTGTATCAAAATCAACTCGGATCCACTGTGTTCCATATCGACCCGCTTTGATAAAGACTTTCTGAAAAGAATCTAGACTTGGTTGATCCTTTGGAGGCTGGAGCCTCTCATCTTGAACTCCTGTTGAGATGACCTTCAATAGACTTGCTACCATTTCTTCTTACTTGCCTCACAGGATTTAGACGGCCGGGTTCGTCTTCTTTGAGCGTGTGACAATTGAATAAGCCGTGTAAAAGGTAGCCTGCTTGCTATGCTGCTTACACGTATGAATGGATGGTATATCTTGACCTTTAATATAATAGGAATTGTGCTTACATCCCTTTCCTGTCAGACAAGTACCTTCACACTTATAACGATACTGCTCTCCCACCTTTACCTTGTTAGTGAGCCACGCCTTGGATGACTCATTGAAGAAATCAGCAGTAAACTCTGAGTTGCCTGCTGCCATCTTTTATAAAGTATACTTCATTGGAATAGCTACCGTTATTCAATTTTTTAGACAATTGAGCATTAGATCAGCGGTCAAAAAATCAAAAAAAATATGTTATTGATATGTATATGCCTTCTATAGTCTATGGTGGTCTAAGATATACACAAACAAGACATTCCATATATTGTAAGAAATGTTTAGAAACGATAGAAAGCAAGCATGTACACGATTTCAAAATGTGTTCATGTGGAGCAGTAGGAATTGATGGAGGAATCTCTGCTGGAAATCGTATACTAGGACATCTATCGGATATGGAAGATCGAAGTATGTATTGTGCAATTGTTGATAAAAAGAAGGTATGGCTACCACAAACGGCTATTGAAGAATATTTCAAAAAAATAGTCGATTAAAATATCAAGCAATTTAGTCAATAAAGATCTTATTACAGATTCCATTTTCAAATCGCAGCCACTGAAAGGCAAATACAAAGACGTGAACCTCCCACTCCGTATCCTCTGTGCCACCAGGCGGCTTGACATCCAGTGTTAACCGTAAAGAACTTAAACGGCTCGCATTGATTGTTCCACTTGGATTATGCTCGCCAGGATGAGCAGCAAAGGAATAGCCATAAATAAAAGAATCATAGGACACCTTGCCCCCTTTATGAGCACGGCCAATATGAGACCGAAACCATTCTTCATCCTTATAAATAATATCCATTCCATTGGCTTGTATCCGAGCCTTTGATAAAAGAGGAACAGCAGGAGAAAATGTCGGATTATAGTCTTTCTCAAGAGTCGCACTAAAATTAGTCCAGTCATTATTGAGAGTTATAGCTGCCTTACGCCTTAGAAACCAGACAATTTCTTCAACCGGTTGATTTGCTTCGAGAGGTAACTGAACTGTAATGATATCACTTCCTGTCTTATTTACAACATACTTCATAGGTTCATTAAAGTCAAACTGCTGAATTTCTCTGAATGCTCGCTCAAAGGGGGTACGAAAGATTGCATCACGATAAGGACCATCCACTAATTGACCATATGTCAGAAGTTGAATTTGCCGTAATTCTGGAGGATACTGAGCTGTTGTAATTGTCTTTGTAGGATACCCAATAATTGCTGTATCTGTAAATGAAAATGTCTTATTCATTGGTGTATCTGTACACGAAGCACGCGTACCTGACGCAATTCGCACAATCTGATCAAACCTTTTCAGAGTCACACGCACACGAACAGTACCATCACGACAGGCTAGATTAGGAAATGTTTCCTGAATACGCTCTCTTAACAAAGAGAATACAAGAGGAATTGTTATCCAGCCATCTTCTGCAGGAAAAATCCGAGTTGTTGGAAAGGCTTTTATATCAGCAATAGAATAACGGCCTTCTACAGATGCACCTCCAAATTGTGAATTTAGTTCTGGAAATAAGGCAGATACAATTGCACACGTATCGCCTGTAATCCGTTCAAGAACCTGATCATCCACTTCCAACGTTGCTTCTTCCAATAAAATTGTACCTAATGAATTTGCATAGGTCCACATTAAGGCAGGATTTTTGTATAAGTAACGCTTACTTGTCAAATATTGCTGCTCTAGAGCACTATACCAATGAGGCATCTGTACCTGAATAAAAAGACCCTGAAGTAAATCTCCACAATCTAAGCTACCAATTTCAAATGTAAAACGCTGACCAAGCTCGGCAGGGCCTATAAAGGTAAATTCACGAAAGACTGATGTAAATGGAATTGTCTGTTGTAGGTCCCCGCGATAGAACCGACTAACTTCGGTTTTTAATGGAAAAAAGAGTCCATCTTGATCATCTCGCGTGATTAAATCAATTAATGTTGTCGCAGTTCCTCTTGGTATTTTGGTCCCATAACTATCTTTCTGACTTATATCAACAGGCATCGGGTCTCCTCTACTTTGTCCCTGTGCTTCCAAATCCACCCGATCCGCGGCTAGTTTCATCAAGGCTCTCCACATAGACAACCTGATAGATATATCCCAGATCAGGCGCTAGAATCTGAAAGAGTCGCGTACCTGCATCAACACTTGCCAGATTTGATCCTACAGATACAATTGGAGCCTTGAGCTCTCCACGATAACTCTTATCAATAATACCACGGCTGTTTGCCATCATAAAGCTTGTCTTGAAGATGGATGACCGGGGTTCCAGTGTATAATGGCAACCCTGTTCATATCGGTCTCCATTTGGAAGAATAGTACACTTAATCATTCGGGCCTTGATTCCAAGAGGCGCAAGCGCTGCGACTGGCCTCGGAAGCTCCTTATTAACAATCTTTACATCATAACCAGCATTATCAGCAAGTAGGTTCTCAACCGTTCCTACAGCAGGATAAAACGGAGCACCTTCAGGAAGTACGACAATCTCCAAACGATACGTCGGATCAGAAGCCATACCTGTATATAGCTTGGCAGTGGGTCAATTTTTGACAGGTGAGGCTAAATTTGAATGCGATTCATTTAGTACAGTAGGGTATTCAACAATAGATGACTGAGTCTATTGAGTACCTCCTACACGCTGATACTGATAATGTCCAGATGGATTATGATAATACTCACGTTATCATCAAGACTCACGTAAAACTCTTTGTAGTTCTCCTTACTCTTCAATTCTTGTGTATTCTATCAAATATGAAGTTTGCTGCTCTCAATATTATTATCTGTCTCTATCTGGTGTCCTATCAGATTTGGACCTGTATTACGATACTCAATGAACAGTTTGAACTTCGCGCAATCGTTGACTCAACGGATGACGATGATCAGGAGGTGGATGAGGATGAAGAGGCTGAGGAGACTCAGGAATCTCAGCGAGAGACTCAGGAAGATGAGGAAGGTGAGGAAGGTGAGGAAGATGAGGAGGATGAGGAAGACACTCAGGAAGAGCATCCTACTGACGAGCACCTTATAAATGAACAGCCTAATGGCAATAATGCTGACGATGAATCTGAAGTAGTTGATTCAATTCCTGCTCCTGCAGATGTTCCAATTCCTGAAAGTGAAGATGAGACTGAGCCTAATGCAGTAGAACCTGATGCAGTAGAGACTCCTGTAATCCAGATTCGTCGCCGAGGCCGTCGGTCAACTAAGAAGGACTAATTTGCAAAACGTAACGTCCCTCTATCCTCTGAAACAATGTAAAGACCCCAACCAATTGTTACTGCGCGTATAATCGTTCTTTTTTGTCCTGAAAGAGATGATGAAAGAGTATCTGTAATATTAAGATAAAGAGTTGGTTTATCTGCTATCGTAAAGTTAAGTGTTCCTGAAGGTGAACGATTTTCAGGTGCTCTATATCCATAGCTTGGACCATAATTAACCGAAAGCCACGATAGATTGAGGCCTGATGTTTTTTCTGATTTTGTAAATGGAGATAGATTCTCCCATATATCAGATGGCCATTCCGTTTCGCGGTCTTTTCCTGCGACAATTAACTTTAATGTGTTATAGAAAGGTCCTTGATTATAAGGATTCTGTAAAGACCAAAGACGATTCCGATCAATATCATATTGTGATTGAAAAAAGACAAGAACGCCTTCAGCAGGGTGCCTACCATCAATTCGCTTCGTCACATATGAAGTACCCCCATTCCCTACAGACACGTAGTCGGTCGGATCAAGTGTAAGCTTATTTTCAAAAGGTCTTAGAAAAGGAATCTGAATTTCAGATTGCTTGAGTTCTTTCTGTAAATCTTGACGTATATACTGTTGAGTCGTCTCAAGACTAATAACCGGTTTACCTATCGTCTCTCTTTTTACTGGTGTAATTGATGATACTGTCGAGTTGATATCTGTACAGACTAAATCTGTTCGTGTCCAAGGAGTTGGTTTGACCTGTGAATCTGAACTCTCCACAAGATCTTCAAGTTTACGTAACTTACACCGAAGCCGATATTTCTGACCCGGAAGTGCGACAAACGGTAAACCGCCATCATCTACGTGCGCGGCTCCTATCAGAGGAAGTCTTAGATATAATGTACTCGGTGTTGCATTGTGCTGAATATCTAGAACAGATCCAGTATGTGCTCCAAATTCTTTTAGAGCAAGTGCCTCTTGATTTAATGTACCGTATAGATGTGTCCACGCATACAGAAAATCACCAGAGAATTCCTGTAGTAAAAGTTGATCTTGATAAAATTGAATTGACTCAAAAAGAAAGGCACCAATTCCCTGGCAGTATCCATAGGACACACCACTCGCATCCCGAATCGTTGTAGACTTATTCAGATTTGCAAAATAGATTGGAAGCCAGGTAGGAAGCTCAATCACAAACGCAACAGATTTCAATACATCGCCAAAGATCTCAAACTCCCATTCAACTGATCGGCCAAAGTCAACCGTATTCAGAGGCTGAGATAAACGTGTCTCATTAATGGTCGCCGGC